ATATTGCAGGAAGCCAAGCAGGTACTCCTAAAATAAATATTATTGGTGCACAAAAATATGGTGATTTTGTTTTTTTATTACCTGAATTTTCACAAATGATTTTTTCTCCAGGTCCTTTAATTTTTAAATTAAGACAAGGATTAAAAAATTTTAATGAAAATGACCATTTGTTATTAACAGGTGATCCTGCATTAATAGGTGTTGCGTGTTCTATTGTATCTGATATTACCAATGGCAAATACAATTTGTTAAAGTGGGATAAACAAGAAAGAAAATATTATCCCATTGCTATTAATTTATACGAGAAAGGAGAAATAGATGGCAATTAACTTTGAAGCAGATCAACAAGATGCAATGAAAAAAACTGGTAACATTCAGTCACTTGCAGATCAAGTTGAAAGATTAGAAGGTGTCGCTTCAGATATAGAAACGACAGAAAATAATCTAAAAGAATTAAAAAAGAAACGAGATCATATATCGGGTGAGGTCATACCTACCATGATGTCAGAGATGGGTCTTGCAGAATTAAAACTGCACGATGGATCGCATCTAAAAGTTTCAACGTCGTATCGTGCTACCATAACGGAAGCAAATAAAGAGGCGGCGTTTAACTGGCTTCGTAACAATGGACTAGGGGATATAATCAAAAACGAGATATCCGTATCCTTTGGTCGCAACGAAGATAACAAGGCGGCTGATTATGCCGATCTTGCAAAAGGTCAAGGGTTCCAACCGACACAAAAGATGAAGGTAGAACCCATGACTTTGAAAGCGTTAGTCCGTGAGCGTATTGAGGCAGGTAAAGAAATGCCAACGGAAATCTTTGGGGTTTTCTCAGAGAATAAGACAACAATAAAAAGGAACAAATAAACATGAACCAAGTAGCAACAAAAAAAGAAGGAGCATTAGCAGCATTTGATATGGAAGCTGATGCAAATCAAGGCGCTCAAAATATATCGCAAGAAGATCTTGCGTTGCCTTTCTTAAAAATTTTGGGCCAACTATCTCCAGAGGTAAACAAAAGAGATGGTAAATATGTCGAGGGCGCAGAGCCAGGCAAAATAATAAACACTGTAACTAATCAGTTATATGATTCTTTACAGGTCATACCTTGTCACTACAAAAGACAATACATTGAATGGCAAGACAGAGGTACCAGCACTGGTGCACCTGTTGCAATTCACGAGGCAGACAGTGATATAATTAGTCAAACCACTAGAGGTAAAGACTACAAAGATAGATTACCAAATGGTAATTATCTTGATAATACTGCAAGCCACTTTGTATTAACAGTAGGTGATAATCCATCAACAGCTTTGATTTCTATGAAATCTACTCAACTTAAAGTTAGTAGAAAATGGAATTCAATGATGATGGGAATAAAGATGCAGGGTAAAAACGGTTTGTTTACTCCGCCAACTTACAGCCACATTTATAAACTATCTACTGTTCAGATGTCTAATGACAAAGGAACATGGTTTGGTTGGGATGTAGCAAAAGTAGGGCCAGTTACAGACAAAGGTGTCTATGACATGGCAAAATCTTTTGCAGATTCTGTAGGTAAAGGTGAGATACAAGCGAAACCTGAAACCCAAGAACAAACTAAAAAATCTTTAAATTTATAAGATCCTAGGTAGTGGGCGTCTAAGCGAGAGTGGAAACGCCCACTTTTTAATTTATGAATGAAAAGATAAATAAAGCTCCGGTTACTTATGAGGATTGGATAGATCTGGGACGGGTGATCATACCCTGCGATACAAAGCAGGCTGTGGTCGAAAAATGGTCTGACCCGGATTTTAAGATTACGAAAGAAGAATGGAGAATAGAACACACAACAAAACAAATAGGACTTAGACTAGATCAATACATAGACTTTGATATTGATAATCCTGTTGTTAAAAGATTTACAAACGATCACATTAAATCATGTGGTGCAGTTTTTGGTAGAAGAAATAATCCATCAAGTCATTATCTTTGGTCTGGAACATCAGACTATAAAAAATTTGCATTACCAAAAGAATTAGAAAACTATTACAAAGATTACGGTCACGGCGCAACGTTGTGTGAGATAAGACACGGCGCAAATAAATATACATTAGTTCCAGAAACAAAATATCATACAACAAATGAAGTTGTTGAATGGGTTAAGTACGAAGGTATTGATGAATACCCAGGTAATATTAAAGTTGATCTTGGTAAGATAGCTCTTGCTGCAGCTTTGTGTATTACATACGCAGGATCCGGACAAAGAGATGATTACTGCACTGCTATTGCAGGTGTATTACTTAAACATACAGAATGGAATACAGATGATATAGATGATTACATTTATAAGATTGCAGTTGCAGCTAAAGACGAAGAGAGTCACAAAAGAAAAAGTAAAGGCACTTCACATAAAAAAGCAAATAGAAAATTTGGTATGCCTAAACTTGCAGAGATCATTGGCTGTTCTACAAAAACAATTGCAACAATGTTTAGTTGGATTGGAGTGCAAGAAGCAACAAGTGAAGAAGCAAAACAATCTATTGGACAGATAATAGAGTATGGAAGTGACAGGTATTTTGTAAAAATAAATGCAGTAGTACAGGGAGAACCAGTAGAAAAAACAATTACAGTTGATGGTCCTACACTTAGAAATAAAAAATTATTTTATGATGCAGTAATTAGTAAAGCATCTGTGTGGATTCCAGAGATGAAACCTTCAGACTTTGAAGAGATTATGCGTAGAAAGTATGAAGCAAGAGAAAAATCAAAAGATTATGTTGAAGACGCAGAAGAAGATTTAAGATTTGTAAAACATTTTAAAAATTATATTTCAGAAGAGAAAGCATATACAAGTAAAAAAGAACTAGCATACTTTGGTATGCCTTACTTTAATACAGAAAAAAATATTTTAGAGTTCAACCTAGATAAGTTTGAAGACTATTTACACAGACAGAAAGTAAATTTACCTAGGGTAGATTTAGTTATTAAATGTCAAAAAATATTAAAAGCTAAAAAGAATCACGGTAAATTTGGAACTAAGTCTTGTGTTTCATGGCGAATGTTAGATCAAGAAGTAGATAAGGATGATTTAATTATAGAAGGTGATTACCAGGAGATTACAGATGAAACAGCCTAGTTTTATGGTGGGTCCTCCAGGGACCGGAAAGACATCAAAGTTTATAACTCAAAAATATACAGAATTATTGTTAAGATTTTCTCATGAAAAGATTATAGTTTTATCACATACAAAAGTTGCAGCAGAAGAAATTAGAGATGAGATATTAAAACTTCCAGAAGTAAAAGAAAAAGGTCTAACTAAAAAATCTTTAAAATATAAAATTTGCACAATACACGCGTACTGTCAAAATAAGGGATTGAAGAGAGACCTGTTTAGTTATCAAGATCATATAAATCTATGTAGAATGGAATCTAGATTTAAACTACAAAGAATAAATGCAAGTGACTTTGAAGGAGACAAACATAAATTTTATAAATATTTAAAAGATGCTTTTGGTAAAGACAATACTTTAAAAGAACATTGGAAACGATGTGATAAGCTTAGTTATAAACCTTACAGTTTAAATGTTATTGAAGAGCTGCAAGAGATATATGAAAAATATAAAAAAGATAATCATGTCTGTGATTATGATGACATGATACGGGACTTTATCGATAAGGCTAATGAACCTGACATAGATGTTTTAATAGTTGATGAAGCACAAGACAGTAACGTACCACAAACAAAAGCATTAGATAAGATGGCAACCAACACCAAAGAATATTGGTTTGTTGGAGACCCAGATCAAACAATATTTGAATTTGCAGGAGCTAATGCAAGAAGATTCTATGAATTATCAAAGGGAGCTAAAGAGTTAGAAGAAGGATACCGATGTAGTCAGACTATAAATAGTTTATGTAAAAAAATTATAAAACCAATATGGGATCACTATGGTACACACAGAATTTGGAAACCAACAGATGTAATAGGTAATCACTATCACTTACCTAGTTTAAGACACAGATGTACTAATATGGAAATCTTACTAAATAAAATAAAGAATAGTGAAGAGACATTTTTATTTACGTATCGCGGTAATCCTTCTGATGGTTGGGTTAAAACTTTTTTTAAACAACATGGTATAGAGTATGCTCACATAGGGAACACGGCTCACGTACCAAAAAAAGAAATAAGATGTCACAAACTGTGGCCAGAGTTTGCAAGCGGTAAACCTATGCCACTAAAACAGATAAAAGATTTTTGGACATACATAGGCACTAAAGTAATTGTTCGTAACTACTGTGAATATGATTTTCCAGATTGGATTAACAAAGACTATACAATACACGAGTTAATTAATTTAAAATTACTAAAAGAAGACTCTGTTGATAATAGAGACTTTGCACTAATAAGAACTAAAACTGATCCAGATAGAATACTTTATATACAAAAAATATTACAAAGAGGCTTTAACTTAGAAGGAGATGTTAAAGTTAGATATGGAAACATACACACAGTAAAAGGTTTAACATTTGATAATGTAATTGTAGATCTAACAGCAACAAGAATAGAAGATTACTTTACACAATTAAGGTTAAAATATGTTGCATACAGTCGAGGTAAGTTTGACTGTTGGACAATATCATCACAACGAGCATACACACTAGGAGTAAAATGAGAAACGACGATGAATATATAGATATAGGATTAATAACTGTAATATGCATTGCAGCATTTTTATTGGAGGTAATATGAAAAAGAAAAGCGTTTGGGATAAGCAGCATGGCGGATCCCACTATCAAAAATTTAAAATACAGCCGAGCAAGTTTGTAGTTGAGAATGAGTTGCTGTTTCCAGAAGGTTGTGCTATAAAATATATCTGTCGTCATCGACTGAAGGGAAAGAAACAAGACATACTAAAAGCAATACACTTTTTAGAAATGATTATGGAGAGAGATTATAATGTGTAATACACCAGAAGATTTAGATCTA